GTGTTTCTCGCTAGTTAATTCATCCACCTTTGGGTAACCGCATAAAAGCCCGAGCATTACCCCGCCCCCTTTTAATATTGTTTTTGGGGGCGGGGTTAACAATATTATGAATACATTCGCAGTAGACTTCGAAACATATTACGATAAAGAATGCTCAATAAAGACATTGGGCGCATTAGGCTATTTTAGTCACCCTAGTTTTGATGCCTATATGGTTTCAGTAGTTGGATCAGAGGGAACCAACTTCGTAGGGCATCCAAAAGATTTTGATTGGTCAAAACTAAATGGGCAGAGAGTGCTGTCTCACAATGCTAGTTTTGATGAAACCCTTTTCCTGTATGGTGTATCCCAAAACTGGTGGGATGATTGTGATCCCGCAGAATGGCACTGCACCGCAGATCTAGCTGCATACTGTAGGCTTCCAAGATCCCTTAAAGGATCTACAGCTAAACTATTTAATCTCACTGTAGATAAATCTACCAGAGATAATATGTCTGGGAAGAGGTGGGAAGATATGTCCCCAGAGTTTAAAGAAGAGGTAAGCGAGTATGCCTTAAAGGATAGTGAATTATGTCTCAAGCTATGGGATACACTGAAAGACAAGTGGCCTCAGTTTGAACGAGATGTAAGCTCAATAAATAGGAAGATTGTTCAGACAGGAATACCAATCGACTCAGACCTGTTGGCAGAGCAACTCATAATAATTAACAAAGCTCTGTTCGAAGCAGAAGAAGCTATCCCGTGGATAGATGAAAAACCTCTTCTTAGTAGAGCTGCCTTTGATCAACAATGTAGAATCATGGGGCTTGAACCACCTCCTGCTAGTCTAGCTGAATCAGATGAAGAGGCAAAAAAATGGGTCGAAGCAAACGCCAAAGAACATAAATGGATTCAAGCCGTTAAAGACTGGAGGCGTATTAACTCGATAAAAAAGAAGCTACAAAGTTTTGATTATGCGACAATGCCTGACGGCAGATACTATGGAGGGTGTATGTATTTTGGAGCGCATACAGGAAGGTTTAGTGGATCAGGGGGAAATCTAAATCTTCAGAATTTGCCTAGAGATGAAATGTTCGGTGTAAATCTTAGACACCTCATCTGCCCTCCACCTGACAAAAAATTAATCGTAGTAGACCTATCTCAGATTGAAGTTCGGACACTTTGCTGGTTAGCTGAGGATCGCAAGATGCTCAAAGAGATTAAAGAAACAGATGACATTTATGAAGCGTTCGCCATACGATTTGGGATGTGGGATAAAGAGAAAGGAGATCTGAAGAAAGAAGACCCTTCATTAAGGCACTCTGTAAAAGCAATGGTCTTAGGGTGCGGTTACGGGGCAGGGGCTAGTCGTTTTGCTGCTATGTCGAACATCACAGAAGAAGAAGCCCAGAAACAAATAAGTCTGTATAGGAGAAAGATGAGGAAGGTAACTTCTTTGTGGAAGTATTATACTGATTCTATTGCAGGTTCGGTGGATTCGGGGGAATGTATTGATACCGAAGGGAAAACAATACCTACCAAGTTAACGATAGAATTGCCGAGCAAGAGAATATTAGATTACGGCGAAGTGTTACCCCACGACGATAATCAATACACGGCTTTCATACCGAGACATGGCAAAGCAGTACAAGTTAGATTGTGGGGAGGTCTTATGGCAGAGAACGCATCTCAAGCTCTAGCTAGGGACATCTTCTCAGATATGCTATTAAGAGTAGATAAAGCAGGTTACAAAATTATTATGCACGTACACGATGAACTTGTCGTGGAAGAAGATGCAGACAAGGCAGAAGAATCATTAGCACACATTATTGAAATAATGTCTACCCCTCCCCAATGGATACCAAAAATCCCTATTGCGGCAGAAGGATCAATCCAAACAAGATATGAAAAATGAAAATTAAATACTTAAAGAATCTTAAATCAAAAGACTCACTGATCACTGTTGATCACCCTATGGATATAGAGATCCAACCCATACCTCAATTTAAGACAAAAGCTAAATACAGAGAATGGTGTGCCAAATCAGATACTGATCACGCTTTCCTTACGGGGTTTGAAGGCATCAACCCCAACGCACGTATTGAAGGGGAGAATAAAATTTGTCGTATAAACGCAATACCTGTGGATTTTGATTCACCCCCTGATTGGGTTAACGTAAAAGATATCATAGCAGCTAAGTGTCCTAAAGCCATGCCCGACTCTTATTGCAGAACGTATAGTGATTTTATTAGGGTCTGGTTTAAACCAGAAGATTCATTCTCCATACACTACCCACTGGTTGCTCCATTTTTTAAACACTTAAAACAAATCCTCCAGTACCACAAAATATTTGCAGGGTATGATAAGAAGTCCGAATCGCCATCTCAGCTTATGGAGATCGGCACAAATTGGGTGAAGCTAGGAGGAGTCATAGACAATAGCATTATACAGACGGCTTTATTTAAGGCTGCAAAAGAAAAGCCTCCTGAGTCTAAAGATACTTCTATCCCTATAGATGTTATAGCAGAGGAAGTTGAGAAGAGATTTCCCAATCGTTGGATAGGAGATTTCGAAATTGGTTCTAGAGGCCCTTTGTTTTGGATTGATGATGGGATCGAAAGAGAAGGTTGCCAAGTCTTTGAAGATGGCATGGTTGTCTATTCAGATCGTGATATGCCGTGGAAGACATGGAGGGATATATTTGGTTCGGATTTTGTGCAGGACTTCGAGCAACAAAAGATGGGGGATTTGCTCGATGAGTATTGGTTCAATGGCAGACAATTTTTCAAACTGCTTCACGGAACAGCTAAACCAATTCCTAGAGATCAATTAGTTCTCGAATTAAAACAGAGAGGTTTCAAAGGAGGGCGACCCAAGAAAGGTGAGAATGTTACAGAAGTCGAAGCGGCGATTGTTTTGATTAGTAACACTAACCGAATAGACGAGATAGCTCCTGTTGTGTTTAGAAGAAACGAAAGGATTGTTTCATACAACGGGCTTCAGATACTGAACTCTTCAACTGTCAAACCAATAGAACCCGCAGGTGAGGGAGAAGGAGACATAAATAACTTTCCTTTCCTACACAGATTCTTCGATCAATTCTTTGAAGACTCTATCGAGATACGAGCTAAATATTTTTTCTTCGCGTGGCTTGCCCGTTTTTATAAAGGTTTTTACAATAACAAAGAAGATCAGGGACAAGCTCTTATTTTCGTCGGCCCTGCCAAGAGAGGTAAAACCCTCGTTACTAACAAGATAATAGCAGCTCTCGTTGGAGGTTTTGCAGACGCAAGTGACTACTTATCTGGGGGAACAAAATTTAACAAAGACTTAGGTAGAGTTGCGTGTTGGGTTGTTGACGACACAGTAAGTGCCGCTTCTTTTGCGGAACTTAGGAAGGCGACTGAACTAATAAAAAGAAGTGTAGCCAACCCAAGGTTTGAGTATATGGCTAAATTTGTAGACGCTGTGTCGCTACCTTGGGGAGGTAGAGTTGCTCTTAGTCTAAATGACGACCCAAACTCTATGAGTGTTATTCCCACTATGGACTCAAGTAATAAAGATAAATTGATGGCTTTTAGAATAGCTAAACAATCTTTTAAATTTCCACCTAAAGAAGAACTTGAAGCTACCATTGAAAGAGAACTTCCTTTTTTTGCAAGGTGGCTGATGGATTGGAAACCTCCAAAAGAGGTATTAGACGACGATAGATTTGGTGTGAAGAGTTATATAGACAAGAGTATAGCCTCCGCTGCGTATGACAATTCACCTAGAGCACAAGTTTCTGAGCTTCTAGATTTATTCTCGAAGAGAGTTAGAGATGACAACCCTGATGCTGCGGCGTGGAAAGGAACTATCCTAGAGCTTCAACAGAAAGTGGATGGGTATAATATTCCTAAGACAGCAATGGGTAGAATGAGTGGTCATGACTTTTTAAGGAACGGACTGGCTCATTTAGAAGATATTGGCAAATCCAATAAAACAGTTAGACCTGTTGTTTCTAAAGGTAAGGGCAACGGGAAAATTTGGACAATCGACATTAATGTTAAATTTGATATCGATTACGTAGAGTCAACTCCTACTTTAGAGAACCAGCCTTTCTAAGGGCGGCTATCGGAAGATGATAACCATCAACTTTGTAGGTGAACCCATAATCATCAGGTTCTCCACGAAGCTTATACTCAGCTCTTTTTTGAATAGTAAGAG